CTTTATTTAATTCTCTCCAGATTCTTTTAAACCAATAAGTTTGATAATAAGCAAAAGTCTCATCTTTGGACCAATCATAATAAGCATTTCTATCTCTAAGAATATGATTAACTAAATGGACCGATTCATGAAGTAGGGTATAAAAATTCTTCTTGTTATCTAGACAAATAACATAATCCCTTAAAGTAACGCCTTCTTTTTCTTCAATATCAATCGCTTGCACAAAACCCTGTAGCATATCCAAACTCATCAACTCACCGGTAATTTTTCGGCGCTTATAAAATTTATCTAGCTCTTCTTTGCCTACTATCAAGTAAACGTCTGCCTGATATATAGGACAAGTTAATTTTTTAATCATATTGTTTTTTGATAATTTATATTAGCGACTAGACAGATCATAGACCTGAAAAATAAGAGTATTAGCTCTAATATAAATTATCAATATATAATTCCGATTTCTCTCGGTATATTTAAGTTAACTATCTATTCCAAACTAACTAGACTTAGTTAGAAGGGAGGACGGCATAGTGCGTAACCGCTACCCTCGCACATTTTACAGTCTCTAGCAACTATCGAGTGCATGAGCCTGCTTTGCTATGTTCTAGCTTTTATTTAAAGACGCATTGTTTCCGTCTGGTATAGAACCTCCGCAAATAGAGTTAAGTTACCTTAGCTTATTAGCTAAGTGGGAACGGCATTGTTTAAAACAAGAAAAACAATACAGTGCCGCCCTCACTTAATCAACAAGCCACAAAAAAACTACCTAACCCATAAATTAGCTTCACTGAGCCTAGAGGTATTAAGTAGTTTAAATTCAAGTATAGATTATTTGTTGACACAAAAAAACCTGCTTTCTACTGATAAGGATGTTAGATTAAGAATCCAGCAAACTTTGATAAGTTTCCTTATCATGAGAAAACAGGTTTACTGAATTTCATTTCCTAACAATTTAAAGTCTCCTTATCATAAGACTCACCATTACTGAATTAACAATAACATGAGAATAGGGATTGCTGTCAATAGGAAAAAAAATGATCCCTACTAGTAACGGTACTACCAATTAAGGCAGATAGTAGGGATCAAGATCATAGTAATGATTTAATCAGAGGATGTAAAGCATTAAAAAGGGAATATCCCTTTTAGCTTAGTACCATTCCATTCATGAACAAATTTATCAACGAAGCGACTTAAAAAGGTTAGAAACAGGTTTAGCAGTAGTCTAACCGGAATACTATAAGTAAAGACCGAAATACTAACTACAGCAAACTCAGGTACTAAGTTAATTTGCTTTAGTGTTTCTGTGATAATCCAAGAAATAGATAAAGCTAGAATCCACCTAGCAACCTCTTTAAATCCTTCTATAAAAGCTGATTTTTTATTATCTGGTATATTTAATGACATATTCATTATCCCTTATAATAGCTAATTCTTCTTAATAACTATACTGTCGATTTTGTAGCCTTCTTTGGTTAGCAGGACCTCCAAATTGCTGCTATTTTGGTCATTCGGCTGCTCTGATTGATCCTTCAATCCTTTTATCATATAGATTAAATCAGCAAACTCTTCACCTTCACCAACTTTAAGCGCTTTTGCGATCTCTGAGCGCATATAAGTATCTTTTTTCAATAAAGCTTTATCTATAGCAGCTTGTTTTTCTTTATCAATGTTCTCATTAATGCTAGTAATTTCTCTAGCGTGCTGCTCTTTTAGGACCGTTGTAGCATTAGTCAATTGTCTGGTAGCTTCAGCCGTTCTAATATAAACTTGATTTTGAACATCTACTAAAACATCTACTGCAGCCTTCATAGATTCAACATCACTTAAATTGTAACCTTTATAAACATTAGCCATATCGTTGCCTTCCTGAATAGGTGGATTACCTATCTTATTAATAATAGCATAACCGGTAGCAGGATAACTTGAAGTAGATTTTTCTTTA